TTTTTGTCATGTTTCCACTTTAATGTATCTCCGAGTAATTCAAACTCTGTCATGGCTACGCCACTTGTATCTTTTTCGTACTCGTAATGTTTACTCTTCCATGCTAGTTCTACCATTTGAAACCATATTGCTATGGCTTTATCTCTGAAGTCTTTTTCACTCCATAGATAAAACATATTCCACCATTCTTTATCAAAGCGATGAACTTCTACATTAATAGTTTTAAACATGAAACCGTCAGGGTGTCCTCTTACTAGCGACCATAAGGCTCTCATTCTTTGGCTACCTGCAATCGGATAATAATTAGGCATAGTTAATATAGGATTCATTATTCCATCTTTCTCAATACTAGCAAGAAGTTTTGTATTGAGTGGAACTCTTTCTATATTTTGATATACCTTCTTTTGATTCAATAGAAACTTAACTGATCTATGCTCCACAGTGTAGGGCGGCAGAGCAATTAACTCTGCCGTTTCCTTACTAATTCTATCTGCCGCCACGTCTTTGCTTTCTCCATATTCCGTGTCTGCGTCTTTTTTCTATCTCCATTCTTATCATATAAGTTCTGATAAGAGCAACTACTGTAAATATAAATGTAGTTGATAATGATATCAAAAATGCACTAGTCCATTGCCATTGTTCTATAAACAACCACAACATAAAAGTTTGCAGAGGGAAGTTAATCAATAGAGCTGCTCCAACCTGTACAACAGATTCTTGTAGTGCTGCTTTTTCAGTTTTCGTCATTGTCCATTTCATCCCATAAATTATTTTCTAATTCTGATTCATATATTAATCTGAACTCCTCTACTGAAGGAATCATTCGTAATCTAAGACTTGCGTTTGTTATATCTTTTAATGCTTTAACATATTTTGAATATGCCGCTAGTAAGTCTTTTTCTGTATATAGAATCATATTAGTCCTAAAAATTTCATTGTGTTTCCAAAGAAGCAGATGAGGTACATAATTGGTAGGGCTAGAAATCCTCCTGCCCAAAGAGCAAATAACCATGCTCTAATATTAAATGTCATCTACATCTTCTCCAGTTTTCATACTGCTCTCAAGAGCTTCCCTTTCTTTTGGGTTGATTGCTGACTGTGGTCCAATCTTCAAGGTTTCCCAGTCAACAACACTTGAGAAGCTTTCCATACGATTACTTCTCATTTTGACACAGTTAAATGTCATACATTCATCTTGTTGTTCCCAAGTTTCAAGAGCATATGCTGCATCTGCAGCATCAAGTATACCTTTTGCAAATCTAGCTTCTCCACTAGCATCTGTTTGGTATGGTGCAAAGAATAATGTTTCATACTCTTGTGCATACAGTTTCATTTTCTTACTGACTTCTATCTGCTCTGTCCAGTCATATTGACCTGAACGACTCGGTGCGTTGTGGCGGCGGACTTGGTTTAGATAATCTACTATAACCACACCAACGTCTAGTTGATTGACTTTCTTATCTAATTCGGACTGAATCTTTGAGAGAGTTAAAGCAGGATCATATATTACATCCAATTGCTTTTCTTTATGTAGGGGAAGTTTTGTAAGTTTTTTGTGAAAATCCTCAAAGTCATGATTCTTTTCAAACTCTGGCAACAAGTCATGTCCACCATCAAAACGTCCAGCCCACCATCCGCCAACTAGATTCCACTCTTCTGCACTTAGCATTTTACTGCGAAGTCTTTTAAGTGGTATTCGTGTAGCAATAGAACATATTCTTTGTAGAATACTTCTACTATCCATCTCAATAGTAAAGTACAGGGCGCTACGACCTGAATCATATACATTGGATGCTAGATTACAACAGGTAAGTGATTTACCTGCACCACGTCTACCTCCCACAAGCACCAAATCTTTGGGAGAGAACTGAATTTGTGAGTCATACTCACTATTGAGTCCTAAAGGTAAGTAACGAGCCAGTTCTTTGTCATCTTCAAACAAAGATATGCTTTGCATACTTTCTTCGGGTGGTTTGACATCTACCTTGTCACTTACCCTTAGAACTATTTCTTGGAGTTGCTCAATGTTTTCTTCTGCACTAGCCATCGCAACAGTATTGTCAATGTATTTATCTAATTCGTCTAGAATTTCTACTTGTGCGTATTCATTCTTTAGATACTCTAAGAGCATCCACGCATCTACATCAACCTCTACGGATTCTACTGCAAATATTTTTTCTTGGAGTTGCCTGTCTCGGATTTCATACGACAGGTCTTCAAATTTAGGAAGGTCTTGATAAGTATCTATATGTTTATCAAGGATACGGAATATCGGCTGGTACTCGCCAGGTAGGTAATGTTCTTTTAACTTAGACCATGTGTCTAAATCTTTTTGAACGATAATCTGTTTAAGTAGCGCCGATGCAATATTCAATATACTCTCCCAAAGTAAAAACGAAAAAAGGCAGGGAGTGATGACTCCCCACCCAAACTAAAAGTAAATAAGATTAACCTATTTCTTTTTTAGCTGCACCGTTGTAGTCTGCACATTGTAGACCACGTCTTGTTAGCATAGTTTTGACACCTCTAACTGTTTTGCCGATTTGATCAGCAATTTCGTCAACAGTTAAAGACTCAATGTCAACTCCAGCTAGCACGTCGGCTTTGCTTGAACCTTTAGTTTCTTTCTGCTTTGGAATAGCATTGATTTCACCACTTCTAAGAAGTGAAAGAGCTTTACCTCTGATTGAGTTAACGCTTTTGCCTAAAGCTTCAGCGATTTCCTCTACGAAAGATCCACCGTTAACCATGTCAACGAATGTTCCTTCTTCTTCAGGAGTATAAGTTCTAACAGTTTCTACTTTAGGTGCAGGTTTAACATGCTCTGTCAATTCCATAGAAAGAATTTTTCCTTGAATTGATTTAGCAGAGAATTGTCCACCTTCAAAGTTAGATGCTATTTCTGCATATGTGTAAGAACCTGAGTTGTCAGTAACAAAGTTTCTTAAGGTAGCTTCTTGATCCTCGGAGAAAGATTTAGAAGCTGATGCTGAGGCTAATTCAACCTCAAAACCCATTTTTCTTAGCTTAGAACTAACACTTCTTGTTGAAGTTTCTAGTTCTTCTGCAGCATTAGCTACAGTAGCTTGGGAAATAGGGCTTTCAGAACCTACAAAGTCTACAAGAGCTTGGGTTCTGTCGTCTGTCCATTTTGGTAATGCCATTTTATTTTTCCTCTAATAAATGCTTAATGTTGTTAATAATTTTAATACCTAATTGTTCTGCCTTGTTGGTTTTTGCACTTGCTATGCCACTCTCGTTTACTAGATGAGTAACATCTTTTGTAAGATTGCTTTTTACAACATAGCCGTATTTTTCTAATACTTGTTGTGCGGCTGCTTTGGTTGGGTAACTTTTAAGTTTACCCGATATACAAACTGTTCCCTTAGTGTTGTTAAGACTAACCTGCTCTTTTTTGTCGCAAGTATAAGAAAAGGGTAAGTTGTAATATTCGTTAGCATGAAACGAGTTCACTAACCAATCAATCAGATTATCTGTCGCTTTTTGACCCAGACCTGCTTCTTTACATATTTCTGGGGTTATTTCATGTATTGATGAAATCTTTTTTGCTAATTTATTGGAAGCACTTGTGCCAATCAGCGATATTGAAAATGCTGGAAGTAGAGTTATTAGGTCTGTGCTCTTTGACTTCTGTATTTCTAAGTGTAGCTTAGTACCCATTTTCTCTGAATCCAACAAAGATGATATTTCTTCTTCTGATAAAGAATAGATATCGTGAAAATCCTCAAGACCAAGTTTGCTAATAGTTGCAGGACCGAGTCCTTTGATCTTAAGAGTTTTCGCAAAATGTTCAATCTTCTTGGAAGATTGTGCGGGACAAAGACTGTTCTTGCAAAATAATTGCTCATTAACCCACATTAGTCTGCTATCACATGCAGGACAGTGTGTCGGTGGTATTATTTCTGTCAAGTTTGTCTTTCTCCCAAATATGATTATATTATATCAAACGAGTGACCATTTGTCAAGAATTATTTTTTGGAAACTGGGATAAAATAAGCGAGGATATTTTGAAACACTCCGTATGCCCACCAAATTTTTGGGTTGGGGCATAACTGTCGTGTTTAAACTTCTCGTGAAGGGACTGCTCAATTTTCCAGCAGTTATAGATGGTATCGTGATATGTTCGTTGAATACGGAGATCGTACCCTTTAAAACCACGACTTCTTTTAATTACATGTCGCCAGTCTTTACCACTAGCGATTCCGACTTTGATGCACTCGCGCTCAAAGGTTCTTTGATTTACTAGAACAACTCCATACAATACACCCTCTCTTTCTTTTTCATGGGGGTGATTGTTAAAATAAGTTTGATTATATACTCCACTCATTCAGATTGATGCCGTCCTAATCTTCTCATTAAATCTCTATGTGTTTCTTTGTTCTCAAAAAATTTATTCCATTTGAGATATTCGTCTCTTCTTTCTTGCTGTGCTTGTGCTTGGAGTTCCCAGTAAATTGATAGGTCTTCAACATCTGGCATCATATCCCACTTATGAAGTTCCCACTCCTCTTCTAAATCTCTCCAAACTTTTACTTTAGTTGCCATTTATTACAAGTCTCCTCTGATAAAACTAACTTTGATGGTTGTTCTACTCTGCACCATCCTTCTGTTAGTTTAGATGTGATTTCATGTATAGATTCATAGAATTTACACTCTCCACAAGGTTTCTCAGGCATTGGGTTTGCTCTACGCTTCTTTAATAATTTCATCTACCCAATTCTCTGCACAGTTCTCGGCATATACTTCTGAATGATTATGTAGCTTTCTTGTTGCTGTAAATACATTCTCTACAGAGTATTTTCCCTGTTCATCATCAATGACATGGGTTGCTATTTCATATAAATCTACTTCAAATCCTGAAGGTGTTTGATATACCTTTGCCATTCGTTTTTCACTTTGATACTGATGAAGTAAGTTTCTAATACTGTGGCAATGACAATCATATTTTTTCATTCCACAATAAGGACACTCTAATTGTAAATACATTAGTCAGCTCTCCCGATTACTTGGGGAATAATCTCCCCTGCTCTAATAACTTCAACCATACAACCGATTTCTAAGTCTAAACTTTTTATGATTGCGGCATTGTGTAAGGTTGCTCTTGAAACTGTAGCCTCACCAATAGTACAAGGCTCTAGAATTGCTACTGGAGAAACACAACCTGATTTTCCTACTTGCCATACGACATCAAGTAGTTTTGTTACTACTCCTTTCTGTCTTTTCTTCTTTGCAAATGCTCCACGAGGGTGGTGTGAGGTATAACCAATCTCTTCAAAATAGTCATTCTCAATAACTCTCCAGACATCTCCGTCTTGTGGAAACATAGAATAATTACTATCAAGACATGTTTCAAATCCCCAGTTGGAGAGTTTCTGCATATCTTCTATGTAATCGTTAGTAGGATATGGCTGAACGCCATAGGCTATGAAGGTTAAATCTCTTGACTTAAACTCTTCAATATCTTTTAGGTTAAGTGCACCAGATGCGTAGTTTCTAGCATTTTCTATGGTAGTAGGTGCGACAACTTCTCCTGTAATCTGCATTATTTTTGTTTCATTAGGCTCGTCTATAAAGAAACCACATGGTACAAGAAATTTCATCTTGTCTGTTATATCCATACCTTTCTTGCCGTCTCCTCTTGTGAGAGCAAGTGTTAGTTCTCCACGAACATATTGTAAACTTACAGCAGCACCGTCCAGTTTTGGACTTACTACTACTGTTTTACCATCATAGTATGGATACTTATCTCCTTCATAAACTTTTTGTAATGAATACATTTGATAAGCATGAGGATATCTGTTATCTGATGATTCAGCACCAACAGTAAAAGTTTCTACTTGGCTTTCTAATCTATCATATACTTCATCGCTCATGAATGGCTTACCATTGTAATAAGCCACTTTAGCTTGTTTTAATAATGCTTCTAAATTTTTCATAAATATATTATACTAAATTTAGAAGGAGATGTCAAGAAATATTTTAGGGTAGGTATATTTCGTCTAGTAATTCTTTAAATTCTTCTTCAAGTATGTTCTTGCTTTCTGCCAGAGATAGAATCTCTACTAATCCTTGAAACAGATTTCTACTGTTGTCAAAGTCTATTGGCATAGATACGCCGTCTCTTGAAGGCAACCACTCTTCTGAAAAGTCTAAATAATACTTTCTAAGTGAGATATATTCTACACCTCTAAAAGTATTAATAACTAACCGAACTTGTTCGTTCTCAGTTTCGTGAATTACTTTTTCGTATATTGAGGGAGCGTTAAGATCTATCATTCTTAATCACTCGGTTGAGAGGAACTATACTCGTTACATTTTCAGGGACAAGCAGTCTATAAGAATCTGTGTCCCAACAAAATAATAAACATGTTCCTGTGCTTTCTTTAGCTCTGTTTCTCTTTTCTTTAATGTACTGGGTAGAGAAGTCCCTTGTGCATACATTATATTTTAGTTTGCGTGAGTTTTGACTTCTGTAAGTAATGATAGCATCACCTGCATCGTCAAGTCGTCTTTTAAACTCATCCTTTTTCATTTTTCCTCCAAATTTAGTCTAACAAAAACTCTTTTGTATTGCTAAAGTAAGAGGTTACTTATTTTGGATGCAAAAAACCAAGGCAGTAAGGACTGCCTTGGTCAAACTATTTAATGATTAATTGTTTAAGTTTTCTACGATACCAGCGAAGTAAACTGCTGCCTTACCTGTAAGTTTGGCAATGATTGCTTCGTCAACTTCTTGACCTGCATCACCCAATACTGAAGTAAGTTTAGCTTGAGCATCTGCAACTGAAACTCTACCACCGCCAGTTGATCCACCAGAGGATCTAGCAGCAGGAGTTTTTCTTACATATACACCAGCTTTTGTTAGTATCATACGAACCCCGTTTGGTGATTCGCCAAGTTCATCTGCGATATCCTTGACAATCTCCATTGATGTTTCAGGTGTGGGTTCAGCTTCCTGATACATTTCAACTGCTTGTTGTTTGCTTTCATCTGTCCAAGCCATTTTTCGGTTTCTCCTGTGTTTTGATTGGATCCATGTGCCGTTCTCCATTGGTCTCCAACCTGTTTGT